TCAAAAATGAATCCTGTGTTTTTAAACTTTGAATGTTTAATATTTTTCATTAATTATATAATTTCTCTGATATAAATATACTTTTATTTTGATTTTATCACTCTTTGGTAAAATCTTCTGTCAAAATACTCTTCTTATTACCATTCATATCTTTAAATATTTCAGTATATGCGTTTCTAGCTTTGTATTTTACAGAACCTTCTTTTTGTTTAAGAGTTTTTATTCCCAATGGGTCTCTACCTTGTGGATGGTCATCTTTTCCATATCTAACAGGGTCTTTGGGTCTTCCAACGCCATCTTCTGCTAATTCATTTTTTATCTTCTGAATTTCTTCCTCAACATCAGTTGGAGCCTCTGTTCCGGTTTCTTTTGCTGGGTCTACCCCTTGTGTTTCTATGGATGTTAATCTGAACATTTGTTTAGTATCTTCTAATACTGAAACTGTTTGCTCATCTTGCTCATCTTGTGTCATTCCCATAATAGATTCATACATCCATTCTTTAGAGAACATTTTTGTTTGTTGCATTTGTTGAATTAATGCTACTTTAGAAGTATATAATTCAACTTTTTCTTGTTCATAAATCTTAGATGGTATCGTGAGTTCTAATGAAAAATTAGTTAAACTATCATCTTCAATTCCTTGCGAATATAAGTGAACTATTGCAATCTTTGTTAATTCTGAAATTAATACTCTTTGCACTCTTTCAATAGTTTTTGCGAATCTAATATCTTGTGCCGCTAATGTTGCTTTACCATTGATATCTTCTTCGTAACCCAAATAGGATTTTGGTATTTTTAAAGATGACATCAATTTATTTTTAAGATAGTTAATATCATCAATCATATTATATTCCAAACCTTTTAATGTATCGATGGATGTACCATTATCACTACCACGAACTGGCATATAGTAATCTTCGATAAGATTTTGCATATTATATTTTAAATTATATTCACCTGTTCTTTCATCCATAAATGGAACTTTTTTAGAACCATTGATGATTTTTTGCATATAGTTATCCACTTCGTTTGGTGGAATATTACCAACATCTACTTTAAAAATTCTTTTTTCAGGAGCTCTCATTACTCTATGAATTAACATAGCATCCTCCATAAGAGATAATTGTTTCCAAACTCTTCTTCCACCTTCAATCATTGATTTACCATAAGGTAGAAAGTTTGCATCTGAATTTAAACGAAAATGTGCTACTTCGTAATTTTCATACTCTTTTTTATTTCCAGAATTAGCAGGAGAATACCCACTATTTGGATTCATAAATGGAGAATATACGAACTTTACTCTTTGTGGATTTTGTGGGTCGAATCCCTCTACTCGGCTTGTTTCGTAAACAGACATAGGTATTACGTTTATAATACCCAACCCTTCAGCCATTTCTAATTGTAAAAATAAATCACCATACTTTACTAAATTTCTTGTCCAAGGCCATAATGTGAATTCAATATTCATTATATCATAAAACAAATTTTCTAATATTTGTTTTATTTTATCATCTGGATGATGTATCTTTAATACATTGCCTTGTTCGTTTTTTGCGGTACATTCATCAGCGTATATATCTAATGCCGATGATAATATCGGGTCCATGTCCATTGAATCATAATCTCTAAACAAGTCAATTCTAACTTGCTGATAAGCCATTGCTGATTCTATCAACCCTCCACTAAATTGTGGGGTTCTCATACGCATGTACCTATCTACTAAGTTTGTTGTTAAACTTTGATGTTCGTCTGTATCTATTACCTTAATACCTTTTTCGGTTTTGCGAACTATGGTATTGGTTGAAAATAGTTTTTGTAACCTACTGAAAAATGATGTATCTGCCATTTGTTATTTTATAGTTTGTTTAAAGATATGGAAATTATTTGATATTACCAAATAAGTTACCATTTTCTGCATGACCAATATCTCGCTTTCCATCTTGGGCCTGGGGTATCGCAATTATGCCTAGCTCTAAAAGATTTTCTAGCTTTTGGATTAGATTTTCGTATTCTCATTGTTTTTTCACCTTTGGATGCTGCTGATGTTCCACCGTGTCCAAAGTTTACTTTAACAACATTACCTTCTCCATTTCTAACATAAACTTTAAACTTCTTAACATCTCCTGCCATTGGCTTTCCTAACTGAACTTTTCTACCTTGATACTCTGCTTCATAAACACAATTACAATTAGCTTCGGCCAATTGTTGCGTATATTCTTTCATAAATTTAATAAAGTCTTTTGTATCTTGTTCGTTTTCTACATCATACTCTGTTGGTTCATCATTATGATGGTATTCATTTACAGGAACACAATTTGGCACCATTTTACCATTTTTCATTTTACCACCAACTTGCTTATATCCATCCCAACAAGCTTCATTTAATCCTTTCCTTATATTAGAAAGTGATTGTAATGCGTTTTTTAATCTTTGTTGAATAAGATTTTTTTGTTCGGTAGACTTAGTTGATGACATTTTATCTCTTAATGCTTTAATTCTATCATTAAGATTTCTAATTCTTTCGGAAGGTGTTTTTGCAGGCTCTTCAGTTACTATATCTTCGTTTTTACAACTTCTCCATCCACCACCTTTTGATTTATAATTTTTTGCAGCCCATCCATTTGCATACGCTGAAGGATATACATCAAATTTAGATTTTGCTGCCGATTTAGATGCTGCCCATTTGCCTGGATCTGTCGGGCAATTCTTTTCTAAAAAAAGATTTAATTTTTCTTCGATACTCATAGTTTCATTTTTTTTCTTTCCTTGACAGTGTGCTTTTTGGCTAAACCCTTTTGGATTATTACAATCAATAGAGTTTTTATATTTTTCACTCCAATCTTCGTTTTTATTTGTTGAAACGTATATCGGAGTTTTACCTTGTCCTTTACTATTACTACCACCCCTTCCTGCATCATTTTGTGCAGCTCTTTTTCTACGGGTAGCAGATTCTTTTTCTTTTTTACTCATTCCAGCAGCTTTTGCAGCCGGTACACATTTTGCATAACCACTTTTTTCACCGGAAGTTCCACATGGTGGATGCTTACCATCTACCTTTTTACCAATGTTTACCCATTTTTGGTTAAACCATTTTCTAAGGTCTTCGTTATGTGTACTTTCAAATTGTGCCATATCAACATATAAATATATAAAAATTAACCAAGCAACCAAGTTAAGTTTTCTTTCTCTCCTCTACCCAAATCCATTTCGTATGGGTTCTTTTGCTGCCAGTTCGATGTATATACTCCTTGTTGACCATTTTGTATAGTAGATGAATTTAATAAAGCTTTAGTTAAATCTATTCCTTCTTGTTTTAATCTTAATGCGGTATTGCGAACCCATAATCCAATACTTAATGCCATTACTAAGTCATCATTATATCCTTTCATTGCTTCTGCTTTACCACTATGCCATATAAAAGTAAATAATTCATCTATTAAACGATTAGAACGTATTAAAATATCTTTATCATTCATATAACTATCTAATGCTGATATTATAAGAGGACGTGTTTTGGATGTGGTTGAAAATCCTGCTACCATACTTCTTTCCTGTCTATAATATTTGTTAGTCATTTGTCTTTCTGTATCTACATATTGTAAATCATTACTCATATAAAATAGATTTGGGTATGCTCTATCTATTACTTGTTGAATGGTAGCCCAACCTACATTTGAGTTCTCAATTACTAAAAGTGCGTTATTATATTCAGTTGCTAAAGCGGTTAAAAAATTTCCAAAATCTTTTGTATCAATTTTACCTCTATATTCCCCAACTTGTGATGAATCTTCTATATCGATTATTTGGCATGTAGAATAATCCGAACCATCGCCTCTCGCTACGTCGGCAGATATCATATATTGTCTATTGTAATTGGGATGCTCCCATATCCAAAGATTGCCATCAAATCCTCTTTTTTCTACGGGGTCCATAACGTATGTATCTTTATACCACGTTAGTAATGCCGGGTCGATTACAGTATCACCTGAACCAATAAAGTCACAATCACATTCCTGCGCTGCTCCTTTAACTCCTAAGATACGAGTTTGTTCATCTCTCCATGCTTGGTTTCTTTCAGGATGACACGTCCAATGCAAATTAATACAATTGAATCCGTTTGCACCACTTTCACCCTCTACCCACATTTTATGGAACCAGTTACCAACACCATTTGGTGTAGATAATACGATTGCAGAACCACCCGTTGATAGGGTTGATTGTGCTGATAACCAAATCTCATCAATATCTCTAATAAATGCGGCCTCATCCACAACTAATAGGGATAGGGCTTCGGAACGTCCTGCATCAGGTGAAGATGCAATTGCTTTTACCTGTGAACCATTTTTTAATTTAAGTGATAGTTTGTTATCTTCAACAGATGAATTACCACCATCTCTTAACCAAACAGGAAGTAAATCGTGCATCACTCTAACCTTCTCTACTAAGTTTTTTGCAACAGTTACTTTAGTTGCAATAACCAACGCATTGAAGTCTTGGTTGAATAGCATCTTCCAAAGTATATAACCAGCTGATAATGTGGACAAACCCAATTGTCTACTTTTAAGGATAATATTAAAACGATTATCTTTAAAATCGGTTAAACAACTTTCTTGGAATTGATATAAGTGAAATGGTATTTTACCGCGAGTAGGGTGCTGGATGACACAATACTTTTTCATAAAGTATATTGGGTCTAAAGCACACTTCTTATACTCATCGGCGATGATTTCTTTTAGAGTCTTTTTAGGTTGCCCTTGAACACTCATTATTTTTTAACTTTGATTTTCCAATAAGTACCAAATCCAA